TTCTTCCTCGCAATGAGGGCAAAGACCAGGACCAAGCTTAATCTCATTTCCAAAAGTAACTTTTCTAATAGCTAGAAGAAGCATCTCTCGGTCCCCAGCAAACAGTGAATCAATTAGATCCTTGCTAGCTGGTTCGTCACCTATCTTTACGGTGGCACGTTCTAAGATAGCTAGTAGTGATTTAGCTGTGTCAGCAATCTTAGAGATAGCTTCCTCATCTATACCTGTAAGCTCTCGTACTTCAGCATTAGAAATGATTCCCTTGAATGGATCAAATAATCCACCAGGAAGATCTACTTCTGTTGCAGGAGGCAAGGTTAGTGGCGGCTTAACCGCTTGAACCATTACCTCCTGCTCAGAAAGTTCTGTAGCTTCTTTGACCAGCTTATTAGCTAGGTCTGGGTTTGTGTGCGAATTTATAACGGTATCAGTGTTCATATTATATCTTTCTAGTTAGAGTCGATTATTCGAAGTCTGGAGCGTCTTCTGCTTCTTTGTAGCCTGTTGCATATGTGACATCAAAGCCTTCATGCACAAGCTGCATATCTTCAACCATTAGGCTGTTAGCGCCGGCATCAAGATTGCTGTAAGCAAGTGATGTGATCCATGCGTTGTATACCTTAAAGCGCATTGAAGTGTGCTGATCGATTGCTGTAGTAGCGTCAGGCTTAGTAGATCCTGACCCCTTCCAGGCACCTGGGTTTGGATGGCTCAATACCTGAATGTCAAGATTGACACGGAAGTTTGAACCAACGCCGTTAGTTGCAGATGGTGTTAGTACAGAGAACAAGCGCTTCATCCAAAGTGAGTTTTCATTCTGTCCAAGCATTACGCCCTTTGAAAGGCTGATTGGTGTGAATGAAGACTGTCCTGGAATCTGGTGCATGTTAGTATTGTATCCGCCTTCGCGGTATGCAATGGACTCTGTGTTGACACTTAGGCCCGATAGAGAAACGAATCCCATCTTTCCAAAGTTTGATCCCCAACCTGCTGAGTTAGTTGTAGGGGTGAAAGTAACAAGGAACTTAAAATTACGAACTGGATCGGTAATCGGTCCAATATTTGCGTTCTCGTTACTGAGTGGGTTTGTATATGCCATTATCTTCTATCTCCTTTACGCTGTCGCGCTTCCGGTTAGTTGTCCGATCTTAATGACAACGAACTCTGCTGGGTACTGTAGGGCAACTCCTACTTCAATGTTTACTCTACCGTTTTGGATATCAGTAAAAGTAGTTGTGCTGCCGTCAACCTTTACGTAATACGCTTCAGCTGGGCTAGCGCCACGAAGGCCACCTTGCTGCCAGTAATTAAGTAGGAAGGTTCCGATTGCGGTACGTAGTTGTAGCCACAAACGAGAGTCATTGTTCTCAAACACAGCAAATGAGCTAAGATCATGTGCTTGCTTTTCAATGAAGATTAGAGAACGCTGGATGTTAATGTAGCGGTTGCTTGGTGTGTTGTCTAGTGTACGACCACCCATGATTACAATTCCTGCGCCAGGGACGTTACGAATTGCGTTGATTGGGTCAGAGGTTGTATTGATATCATCAAGCTCTGCGTTTGTGAACTGGTGTTCAGTAGAGACTGCAAGGGCAATCTGGTTTCCTAGACCGGCTGGTGTCTTGAAGACTCCACGGCTCTTGTCTGTAGAAAGGTATTGACCTGCAACTGCAGCACCTGGTGCCTGAAGACGAACTGCTCCAGGAATCTTATTTCCGTCTGGGATATTAACCCATGGGTAGTAAGCGGCTGCAATCTTACCAGTTGTTGAAGCAGCAGCAATTGCCATTGTTGCTGTTATCTGTGTCTTAGCCTGTGATACTGACATGCCTGACGGAGTATCCACTACAACAAAAGAATCTGTACGTGATGCCGCGTAGATCATCGCATCGCCATGAATCTGACTTGTCAGAGTAGATGTAGATGCATATGGTGCGTCTGCTGCGTAGATAACTAGCGGGTTTTGAATTGGATCAAATGAGTTCCATGCGCCTGAGTAATCAGCACGCACAAGAGGCTCACCATTAGCTCCTCCAGCAAATGCAGTTGCTGTTGTAGAACCTGTGAATGGGAAGTAAGGGTTTGGAAGACCGCTTGAGCTTACAGTTACAAGGTTTGAGCTTGTATCAATTACAGACTTGAAGTAGTACTTGTCTGTAGTGTCAGTGCTTAAGTCAGTGTAAGACTCTACTAGGTTTGTAGCGCTACCAGTTGAGTAGTAGATGTTTAAACCAAAGCGTGTTGAAACACCTGATGGAACTACCTGTGCTGAATAATCTCCAGACCATGTTCCTGGGTTCTTTGCGTTAAGTGTAAACGCTGTCTGTGCAGTGACTGTCACTGTAGCAGTTGCAGTTGCACCTGTTACGGCAGTACCGGTAGCAGCGTTAGTTACTGTGAATGCTGATGATGTTGCTGTAGCAATTGTGACGCTTGTTAGGTTAAAAGCAGATGTGCTTAAACCTGTGATAGAGACTGTTTGACCAGCTGTAAATGTATTAGCAGCTGTGTATGTTACAGTACCTGAGGTTGCTGATGCAGCTGTTACTGTAGCGGTTAGGGTAGTGGTTGCTGCTGCTTGGTTCAAGAACGAAATTGATCCTGCAGTTGCTCCTGCTCCTACAATACGACGTACGTATAGAGCAGAGCCACCATTTGCAAAAAAGTTATATGCAGCCCATGTTACTGGGTATGAGTCGTTTATTCCGCCAAATGTCTTTACAAAATCTCCCCAAGAAACAATCAACTGTGGTTCAGTTGTGTTGCCCTTTGAGAGAGCACCTGCCATTGCGCCAACAGAGGCGCTTGTATCTGGTAGTGTAATTTGCTGTGGAAGAGACACTTCTTGGACATAGACGCCTGGGCGACTGAATGTTGCCATTTAGTTTTACTCCTTAGGTTAGGTTAGTTTCTTAGGGTGACGGTATTATGCAGGATTAGTAGGGGCAGTAAAGACTGTTGTTCGATGTGTTAGAGCGATATTAGGATCTTGAGTTACTTGGTAAGCTGACTTAAACTCATCGGTAAATACTTCCGCACTTACACGAATATTGTACACGTTACTAAAAAGGCGCTTACCGCCCTCATTAGTATCTCTTTTTGAAAAACCCATAAGATCCATTCGACGCCATGTGTTGTCTTCAGGGATGTAGAGCTGTCCAAATCTATATGGGATCCTTGCAGGATCAAGCATAACAGATAAAATCTGTCGGTCGTGCCGAGGCTGACGGGCCCAGGTAGAAACTTGGTAGTAGATGTCAAGAGGAATTGGCATGCTGACCATCTGATTAATAAGTCCACCTGAGGTAGTAGAGTAAGTCATACCTTCAGGCTTATAAGTCAATGGCACATATCCACGGTGAGCACGCTCACGGTCCTCTGAGATTCCAATAAGGTCTACAGTAATGTAGGGATAGGTCTGGTTACGGATATCCTTATCAGGCTGTCCGTAGAATACTGGTACGGGGCGAGTAGCGTTTCCGCTATCTGATACTGTGATCCCACCTAGGCGCTTCTTGAGCGCAGCGTCTTCGTTAATAAAAATAGGCATTAGTATTTACCTGCCTGATTAATCATAAAAGTTCTGATTGCCGCAGCTGGCGGGTTATCAGGGGTACCGTTCTCAGTATCAATAACTCTATCATCAGAGTATGTTATGACGTGATGGTTCTCTTTGTACCGCATGTTTAGGTTATCTACAGCGGTCTTCTCCCACCCATAATTCTGGGCTGCGTGGCTACGAAGGATGTTTTGATATGCAGGGGTTATCTGCTTCTCTGCTTTGCGTATCGGCCCTAGCATAAAGTCTTTGAAGGATGCCTTAGCCATTTTTAGTGAGCCACTTCGCAATGATATATCCTGCTACTAAACTGCCTACGACTTTCTTACCGCCGTTTTGATTTAGGTTGGAAACACCACGAACGAACTCAACTTTGTCTGCATCCGTCTGTTCACGCAGGATGCGGTTAGCAAGGTTAATCATAAATCCTCCAATAGAGGTGCAAGGGTGTAGCTGCAGGGTTCCAGATTTCTCTGGCGTCATAGGATATCATAAATGAAAAAGCCCCCTCTTGGGGGGCTAAGTCACTACTTCTTTTTAATCTTCTTAATGATTTTCTTGTCCATCTTGGCGTCGTCCTCTTGAGACTTAGGCTTACGATGTTTCTTGTCGGCCTTATGAAAAGCTGCCTTTTGCTTTGGACTCATACCCTTGGTGTCCTTGGCATCCTGCTTCTTATCAGACTTCTTTGTGTACTTAGACATTACATGCCTT